CCAAGGGCACCTATCACTGCTTCGGCTGCGGGGCGTCGGGCGACCTGGTCAGCTACGTCATGAAGACCGAGGGCATCGGCTTCATGGACGCGCTGCGTTGGCTGGGCGCTGCAAGCCTACCGGGCGTGGATCCTGCTGACCGGGCAAAGGCTGCCGCAGAAGATGACGCCGATCGCCAGCGCGCCATCGATCGCGCCCGCGGGGTTTGGGATAAGGCACAAGCCGCGCCCGGCACGCCGGCCGAGGTCTATCTCCGCAGCCGCGGCATCACGATGCCGATCCCTCACACGATCCGCTTCGCCATGACACCGGCTTGGTACGACGACGACTCCGGTGAATGCGGGCCGGATCTCCCGGCGCTGGTCGGCGCCGTCGTGGACGGTAACGACCAACTGATCGGTCTGCAGCGCATCTTCCTCGCTGACGGCGGCCGGTCAAAGGCCCGCATGGCGAAACCGAAGCGTAGTCTAGGCCGCGTGAAGGGCGGGGCGCTGCGCATCAACTCAGACGCCGACAGCGTCGAACACGAGCTTATCCTGACCGAGGGGCCGGAGGACGGCCTTAGCATCGGCCAGGAGCTCGGTGCGGAAGTCTGGGTGACGCTTGGTACAGCGATGATGCCGCACATCGACTATCCGCCGCGCATCGTCTCGATCATCATCGCGGGACAGAACGACGACGCGGGACGCGCCGCGGTTCTCGCCGCAGAAGAGGAGCTGATCGAGCGCGGGTTCGACACGCGGACGATGTGGCCTGCCGATGGGTACAAGGACTGGAACGACCAGCTCCGGGGTATCCGGGCATGAGCGGCTCGTTCCACGACCAGTTCGCGAAGGCGGAGTCGGCGAGCCCGCTCCACAACGTCCAGGCTGAGCTCGCCTTCCTAGGTGACCTGCTTGCTAACAACCGGCTGATCGACGAGGTCGCGGATCGCTGCCGGCCGGGTGACTTTTCGGTCCCGATCTACGGCCGCATCTATGGCAAAATGCTCGAGCAGTCGTCCGCCGGCGGTGTGGTCGATGCCGTTACCCTGGCACCGTACTTTGCCGATGACGAGGAATGGCCGCGCGCCTACGCGGTCCTAGCAGCGGCCGACCTGAACGCAGGGCCCAAGGCACGAACCAAAGCGTATTTCGAACAGATCACGACGCTGTCGAGCCGGCGCCGCATGGTGGCTGGCCTGCAGGACGTCATCGCATCGACACGCGATCTCAGCGTTACACGCGAGGAGCTTGTCGCCAACGCTGATGAGGCGGTTGCAGAACTGGCAGAGCAGATGATCACGGCGCAGGCCTCCGTGGGCGACTATGCGCAGATCGTGATCGACAGCTTCGGCCAGCCTGTGGTGGGCGTGCGCTGCGGAAATATCGGTTCGCTGGATGGCGTGATCGGTATCCTCCGCCCTTCGAACATGATCGTCGTCGGTGGGCGCCCCGGCATGGGCAAGACGTCGCTCGTGACGTCCTACTCGATCGGCGCGGCTGGTTTGGGTCATGGTGTTCTGATCTTCTCGCTCGAAATGAGCGCGGACGAACTGACCCGCCGCATGATCGCCGACATGACCTACACGACGCGGGGCGGGGTGCCGTACGAGCACGTCCGCGACGGAACGGTCCGGCCGCAGGAAATGGACGCGGTTCGGGCAGCAAAGTCGCGGTTCGACGAGCTGCCGATCGCGATCAACGAGACATCGGGGCTGACGCTCGCAAAGCTGATCCGCCAGGCACGCAGCCATAAGCGCCGAATGGCCGCCAAGGGCGAAAAGCTCGAGCTAGTCGTCGTCGATTACCTCCAGCTGATGGCCCACAGCCGCAAGGGCATGTCGCCCTACGAGCACGCCAGTGAAGTCAGCGTCGGGCTCAAGCAGTTCGCGAAGTCGGAAGGTCTTGCGGTCATGGCAGTCGCTCAGCTGAGCCGCGAGGTCGAGAAGCGTCCCGACAAGCGTCCGATGCCTTCCGATCTCCGCGACAGCGGGCAGATCGAGCAGGACGCCGATGTGATCCTCTTCGTCTACCGCGAGGAGGAATACCTCAAGCGGCAGGAGCCGGACGACCCGTTCGGCCCGAAATACGAGGCTTGGCGCACTGACATGGAAGCGGTGCGCAACAAGGTCGAGTTTCTCGTCCCCAAACGCCGCAGCGGCCCGTCAGGCAAAGCACTGGGCTGGTTCTTCGGCGCCAACTCCGCGGTCCGCGGCAGCGATTTCTACAGCACTCGGGAAGGTCAATAAGATGGCGCGTATCCGCTCGATTCATCCCGGTCTGTGGACCGACGAGACCTACGTCTCGCTGTCTCCATTCGCCCGGCTTCTGTTCCTCGGCATCTGGAATGAATGCGACGATATGGGCTCGTTCGAATGGTCGCCTGTGAAGCTCAAGATGCGCCTGCTGCCCGCAGACAGCGTCGACGCTCCCGCTCTCTTGGACGAATTGCTCGAGGCGCGTTGCATCATGTCTTACGAGGTCGGCGGCAAGCGTTACGGGGCGGTCCGCAACTTCTGCCAGTACCAGCGCCCGAAGAAGCCCAACTCGGTCCATCCGCAGACGGAAGCGGTTCGGAACTGGGTGAACACCGAGGCTCGTTCAACGCGTGACGGTGGGGATCCGGACACCCCTTCAGACACCTCGGGTGGGGAACTGGCACCCCGTTCAAAGGTGCGCGGTGGGGAAGCGACACCCCCTTCAACTAGGGCGAGTAGGGAACCGGTGGGGAAGCGGTTCCCCACCGGTGGGGAAAAGTCCCGCCAGAGGAAGGAGGGAGGAGATAGTTCCGTTACTGACGTAACGGGCGCCGCGGCGCCGACGATCGATCCGAAGAAGGCTCTTTTCGACGCTGGCGTAGCGCTGCTGGGGGAGGCGGGACTTGCGACCAAGGCCGCACGGGCCCTGATCGCCAAATGGCTCCACGGCCATGGCGACGAGGCGACGACGGCGGCGTTGGCCAGTGCTGCCGGCCGAGCTGATCCCGTGTCGTGGATCGAGGCCCGGCTGCGGAGCAAGGCCGCGTCCGAGGACGAAGCGCTCGCCGCCAGCCGTGCGACCGCCGAGCGGTATCGGCGGATGGCCATTCCCGGTCCGCCGGCTGATCAGCGACCAGCGCCGGTGCCAGCGTGACCGGCACGCCGATCCCTTGCGTTCCACCGATGTTCCAACACCAGTAAGCAGGCGAGCATGAGAATACCTCGAGCAGCAGCAGAGCGCGTCCCAGCCGGCGCTCGGATCGTGAACGTCGAGCGGATGTCGAGCGCATTCGTAAAATACCACCTGGACGACGGGCGGGCGCTTCACCGCTTCACGCGGGAAGAGCCGCACTCGACTCCCCATGATCACCCGTGGTCATTCGAGACCGAGATCCTCGACGGGGGATATGTCGAGGAGGTGTTCACGATCGGCGACGAGGGCTGGCGCGCGACGCTGGTGCACCGGCTGCCGGGTGAAACGTACCGGGTGGCAGCCACGCACATCCATCGGATCGTCGAACTGCCCCAGCGCGAGTGCTGGACCTTGGTTCGTGCCGGTCACCACGAGCGCGATACGCGGTTCTGGCGGTTCGGCGACACCGTTCAATCCCGAGCCTGGCACGAGAGGAAGTGGACGCGGCATGGATAATTCTCAGTGGTGCATCCTGCGTACCGGTGCTGCGCGTACGCTGTCGCTTGCGGCTTCCCTCGCGGCTGTGGGTCTGACGGTCTGGACTCCGACGCAAATGGTTCGTCGTGCTGGGCGGGGGCGGCAGCGTCGGGACGTTGAAGAGCGGGCCGCGCCCATCACGCCAACGTTCGTCTTCGCGTCGGCTGGCGACCTGTACGACTTGCTCCGGATTACGTCGGATCCGGTCAGCCGACACCCGTCGTTCTCGATCTTCCGGCACCGGGATCGCTACCCGCTGATCTCTGACCGCAGCCTTGCACCGCTGCGTGAGGAAGAGAACCGGCACCGCCTTCGGCAACTGAAGAAGACCCGACGTGTCGTCGAGCTCGGCGCCTCGATCCGCTTGGCGGAGGGACCGTTCGCGGGCATGACCGGCATAGTTGAGGGCGGCAATGGCAAGCAGGCTGTGGTCAATTTTGGCGGCGGCTTCGTCGTGTCGATTGCCACTTACCTACTCGATTCTGATGTGGTACAAGACAGGAACAAGCCCCCCTTGGGTGTTGCCGCTTAAGCGGCGTTCGACGTGTTAGCGTCGGCTGGTCCTAGACCGTGCCGCCTACGTCTGGCCTGAGAAGCACGCGCTTCAGGCTGAGTCCGAAGGGGTGCCCATTTCGTCTTCGTCGAGCGATGGCTGCCCAACCCGAACCGGTCCGGCATCTGTCGCCTGCGATACATGCTTGGCTATCCCAGCGCGAGCCAAGTGGCACTGCGCAAGGGCAGCGTGGGCCATCTCCGCTTCAGGGACCGTTGATCTCGCAGCCAGCTTTTGCTCCTGGGCCGCACGCGCAATGTGATAGGCAGCTTCCTGATGCCAATCTGCGGCGTGTTCACTGACCGGCGCAAAGTCCTTCGTGTGGTTGTCCATCGCGTCCTCCACGGACGGAGGGTGTGCTCAGATCGTTAACGAATCATTACGATGCATGGTGAGGCGGGGACGAATGGCGAGTGTGTTCAAGCCCACCACTGCCGACGTCGTCGAGGCAATTGGCATGCGTTTGTTGCGTATTGCCGAGGACATGAGCGCTGGATCGCGCCACCATGGACGCAGCGAACAACTGATCGGGGACGTGGAGCAAGCGGCCCAGGATCTACGGGCTGCTGTTCGGGGCCGTCAGTCAAAGGGTTAAGCGTCGCCGTCGACGAACCGACGGATGGTCTTGGATACCCGAGCACCGCCCATGGCAACGACGAACGCCACCGAGGACGCACCCCAAACTAAGACAAGAGCGATCAGGAACATCGTAAGCATGCGCGGCAACCTCCGCTGGTGGCCGTATAGGGCAACGATGACACTTTGACTGAACGGCCTACTCATGCGGGGTTAAGCGTCCGATGGCTTGGCCTACTACCAGTCGCCACGATCGCGGCTACGGCACCGCTCATGACAGGATGCGGGTTCACCTGCTTGCCAGCGTCATCACCTGCGAGGGTGAGTGCAAGCGCCGCGGTATCGAGACGCCGGGCCACATAGCCGACCATATCGTCCCGCTGGCAAAGGGCGGCACCGGGGAACGGTCTAACTACCAGCTTCTCTGCCAGGACTGCTCGGACGCCAAGACGCTTGCCGACAAGGGTATGACCGCTCGTCCTTCCGGCGGTGTTGATCGCACGGGGCGACCTACCAGCCCGTCTCATCCGTGGAACAGTCAGCGGCCAACCTGACCCACCCCCCGGTCGAATGTCTGTAGGCCGTCGCCGCCCGTACCGACCACGTGGTCCATGTGCAGCGAAGGCTGTTTTAAAGGGGGGAGGGTTTCGACCGTCCTGCCCCGCGAGGTTTCCTATGGCTCTTGACGTGATCGCGGGCGGCGACGGCGTTCCGCCCGAGCCGAACTGGCGAGCAATCTTCGGACGACAGGCTGATCGCGTCGCGGCGGCTGAGCATTGGAAGAGCATCGTCGCTGAGGTTCGATCGGCGGAGAAGCTCGCCGCCGCGAACGGCCACGCGATCCTGCGACTGGTTGTTGCCTACATGACGTTCGATCGCTCGGCGAAGGAGGTGATGAAGGCTGGGCCAGTGGTGAAGGCGGCCAAGACCAAGGTGCCGACCTACAACCCTTGGTGGACCACCATGTCGAACGCCGCGTCGCAGGCAGCTGCGCTCGAAAAGGAGCTGTGCATCTCGCCGCGCGAACGCAACGCCGGTGGCAAGGTCGCTCGCAAAGCGCAGAAGAAGACGGGAGCCGCTGCGTACCTGAAGACCGTTGAAAAATAAGTTCCTCGCCGAGGCAGACCCGACGACAGCCTGGGCTGAGGCAACCGTTCGCGGCGATCTCGTCGCCGGCGAGTTCGTCCGCGCCGCCGCCGAACGCCATCTTCGTGATCTTCGCGAGGGCGCGCGTCGCGGACTGCATTGGAGCCCGGAGGGCGCGGCGCACGCGCTCGGTTTCCTGCCGGCTGTGTTCTCGGTCACCGACGGTCCGGCGGAGGGTCAGCCGTTCTACCCGCTGACCTGGCATACTTTCGTCGTCGGCAGCCTGTTCGGTTGGCATCTCAGTTCGGGCCGCTGGCGGTTCCGCTCGGCATGGCTCGAAACCGGCAAGGGTCAGGCGAAGTCGCCTCTGATGGGCGCCATCGGCGTCTACATCATGGGCTACTGCAGCATCCCACGCGCGCAGGTCTTCGCTATCGGGCAGGACAAGGCGACCGCCAACGTCTTGTTCCGCGACGCCGTCGCGATGTGCCGCGGCCAGATCCCCGACGAGGAGCGAGGCGACACGCTCGAGGCGCGCGGCGAGGTCATCATCCGCGGCGAAGGCGACAACGCTTGGAAGATCGAGCATCCGGATAGCGGCTCATTCTTCCGGACGCTCGCGGGCGGCGACGCTCAATCCGGCCCGCGCCCAGCCTGTGTACTTGCCGACTAGATCCACGAGTTCAAATCGGATCACGCCATCGAGACGTGGAAGCGCGCGATCGACAAGATCGCCGGCAACGCGATGATGATCCTCGGCACGAACACACCGGCCCGAAGTCAGCACGTCGGCAATTCATATTCGGAGGTCTACCAGCAGATCGCGAAGGGCGAGAAGCGCGACGACAGTGCGTTCAGCTTCGTCGCGCGGATTGATAAGGCGGACCGCGACACGGTGTTCGAGAACGAGCGCTGCTGGGCGAAATCGCTCCCCGCGCTCGGCGAGACGTTCCCGATCAGCAACATTCGCGAGACCGTGGCGTCCGCGGTGCTGCGGCCGTCGACGAAGTCGAGCGTCAAGCGCCTCTATTTCGGGATCGACGTCGGCGCCGCGGACTTCTGGATCAACGAGGAGGACTGGGCTGCGGTGCAAGGCGCGGTCGATACCAAGTCGTTGAAGGGGCAGCGCTGCTACCTATCGCTCGATCTGTCGAAAAAGAACGACCTTACCGCGCTAACGGGTACCTGGGTTTCCCCGGACGCTCACCTCTCGTCGAAGACTTGGTACTGGACGACGTCGCACGGTCTAGCAGACCGCGCCGAAGAGGATAACACTCCGTACGTGGAATGGGTCGAGGACAATTACCTCGTCGCCGTGCCGGGTCCGACGATCGATTACACCTTCGTCGCCATGCAGGCGAAGCAGATCAACGCCGAGCACGACGTGGCCTTCCTCGCGTTCGACGCGGCATTCATGACCGAGTTCGAGGAGGCGTGCGCCGAGATCGGGTTCCCGGTCTGGCGATACGAGGGGCCGGGTAAGCCCGAGGGCAGGGGGCTTAAGCTCGTCGCGCACGCGCAGGGCCCGAAGGTCATGTTCCAGGAAAAGCAGCTCTGCATGCCAACCTCGATCACCAAGACCGAGGACGCCATCTTGGATAAGCGGATCACTATCGACGACTCGCCCGTCACCTACAGCTGCGCGGCGTCGACCGAGCTGATCTTTGACGGCCAGGCGAACCGAGCGTTCGACAAGCGTAAGTCGCGCGGCCGGATCGACGGAATGGTCACCATCGCCATGGGCGTCGGCGCGGCGCTGATGCACGAAAAGCCGCCCAAAAAATCGGTGTACGAGTCCCGCGGTATTCGTCGGGTTTAAGGAGGGCGCATGTCGGCATTGTCGCCCACAGATTACCAGCGTGCGTCCGGCTTTCGGCGCTCGTCGTCGAAGGGGCCGGCGGTCGAGCAGCGTCAGCTGTTCGCCTATTCGGTTCACGATATCCAGAACACCGATGATCCTGCCCTCGGCGCTTTCCTGCGCGGCGGGCGTGAAGGGCTTTCCGGCGTCGCGGTCAGCGACAAAATGGTGATGCGCAACTCGGTGTTCTACCGCGGCACGTCGCTGATCGCTGGCTCGATGGGTATGCTGCCGCTGTCGCTGATCCGGCGCAAGCCGGACGGCACGACCGAGAAGGCGGTCGACCACCCGCTTTACTCGATCTTCAAGCTGGATCCGCTCGGCAATGGCGCCATGTCGCCGAGCGAGTTCAAGAGCTACATGCAGTTGGCGGCGCTGCTCGACGGCAACGTCTACGCTCGCGTGGTGCGATTGAACGGTGAAATCCAGGCGATCGTCCCGTTCCCGCGCAAGACCGTGACCAAGGAGTGGAGCGGCGGCAACATACGCTTCAAATATCAGCCGAAGAGCGGGCGTCCCGAATATCTCAACCCCGCCGACGTCTTCCACTTCCGCGCGCCAGTCTCGCTCGACGGACTGAATGGGCTGGGGTTGCTGGACGTTGCAGCCGACACGATCGGGCTCGCGCACCTGGCGGAAAAGGCGATGGCGAACCTGCTACGCAAGGGCGTGATGGCCGGCGGCGCACTGCAAGTGAAAGACGAGCTGAGCGACGAAGCCTATGCCCGCCTGAAGGAAAGCCTCCGCGACGACTATGCCGGCGCCGACGCATCCGGGGAGTGGATGCTGCTCGAGCAGGGCATGGAGCCAAAGCCGTTCTCCGGATCCGCGAAGGACAATCAGTTCGTGGAACTTCGCAAGATGCAGGCGGAAGAGGGCTCGCGCTTCACCGGGGTCCCCCGGCCGCTGCTAATGTTTGACGAGACCGCCTGGGGCACCGGCATTGAGCAGCTGGGCCTCTACTTTGTCGTCTACTGCCTGCTGCCCTGGTTCGTGATTTGGGAAGAGGCAATCTGGCGCCTGCTCAGCCGCCAGGAGAAGCAGGCTCGCGACGGTACGGTCCTATACGCGAAGTTTAACGAACGTGGGTTGCTGCGCGGTTCGCTCAAGGACCAGTCCGAGTTTCTTGCGCGGGCGCTCGGTTCCGGCGGCGGCAAGCCCTTCATGGAAGCGAACGAAGCCCGCGAATCGCTCGACATGAACCCCCACCCGGACGGTGGCGGCTTGGAGCCGCGCGCCGGCACCACCGCAGCCGCAATCGTCGAGGATCATTGATGAAGCAAAGCAGCCTCCGCGCGGTCATCGCCGCCCAGCGCCCGCCCGAGATCGCCAACATCGGCTTGGGATCTGAATGGAAGTTCGAGACGCGCGCCCTCGCGCCCGACTTCGAGAAGGTCGAGGTCACTGCGCTCGCATCCGACCGCCCGACCATTTCGATCTTCGGCTATATCGGTGACGATGGCGACGGCGGCGGGATCACGACCAGCCGGATCGCAGGCGCACTGCGTTCGGTCGCTGGCAAGCCTATCACCGTCGAGATCAACTCGCCCGGCGGCAACTATTTCGAAGGTGTCGCGGCCTACAATCTGTTGCGCCGGCACGACGCCGACGTTCGCGTCGAGATCGTCGGCATCGCAGCCTCGGCCGCTTCGGTGATTGCCATGGCGGGCGACGAGATCGTCATCGCCGCCAATGCCGAAATCATGATCCACGAGGCGCGCGGGCTGTTCTTCGGTACGAAGTCGGAAATGCGCGATGCCTGGGAGACCCTCGCCCACATCGATACTGCGATGTGTGAGACCTACTCTGCACGGTCCGGTCGCCCCGTTTCCGAGTTCGAAGCTATGATCGCCGGGCAGGATGTGTTCCTCCGCGGTCAGGAAGCGATCGACGCTGGCCTCGCCGACGCGCTGATGGAGCGCGAAGCGCAGATGCCGGTCTATGCATCGGCCGACGATTTCCCAGCCGACAAGCAGTCGCTGGACCGCTTTCTCGCGAAGCACGACATGCCGCGCAGTGCGCGCCGTGATCTGTATCGCGCGATGGGCACGCGTACCGCTGCCGACCCTGCCACGCCCCGCGCTGGCGATGAACCGGAGGCCGATCTCTCGCGCCTCTTTGCTGCCCTCACCGTCTGAAGGAACAGACATGAAGACCATGACCACCCTGCGCGGCGTTGCCGCGACGGGCCGGGGCCTCATCGCCGTGCGCGCCGAAGCCCAGCCCAGGAAGCCCGACAGCATCGAATCGCTCGCAACGCTGTTCGAGGCCTTCAAGAAGACCCACACCGACTCGCTCGACGAGATCAAGGCCGGCAAGACCGACGTTGTTACGTCGGACAAGCTGGGCAAGATCGAGGCGGAGCTGGACAAGGTCCAGGCCGCTGTCGAGAGCCTCAACCTCGCTGCAGCCATCGGCAACGGCCATGACAGCGACAAGCCTCGCGACCCGGACTATACGAGCGAGTTCCAGGCGTATTTCAAGGGCGGTGCAGCAACGTCGAAGCTCGAAGAGCTGCGCGCCGCGGCGACCAAAACCGACGGCGAAGGCGGCTATCTGGCGCCGATCGAGTGGGATCGCTCGATCAGCAAGCGGCAGAAGGTCATCTCGCCGATGCGCCAGAACAGCTCGGTCATCACGATCAGCGGTGCCGGCTTCAAGAAAGTCTACTCGGACGGCATCGTCGGCAGCGGCTGGGTCGGCGAAACCGCCGCTCGCCCGCAGACGACCACTCCCGGCCTGACCTCGCTCGGCTTCACGATGGGTGAGATCTACGCCAACCCGGCGGCTTCGCAGGGTCTGATCGACGACGCCGAGATCGATATCGAGGCGTGGCTCGCCGATGAGGTTTCGCTCGAGTTCGACAAGCAGGAAGGCGTCGCCTTCCTGTCGGGTGATGGCTCGAACAAGCCGGATGGCGTGCTGACGTACATCACCGGCGGGACCAATGCGGCGAAGCATCCGTTCGGCGCGATCCTCGCGCTCTCCTCGGGTGATGCCGCCAAGGTCACGGTCGACGCACTGTTCGATCTGCAGGCCGATCTGCCTGCGGAGTTCGTGCCGAACGCCAAGTTCTACATGAACCGCGGCTCGCAGGCTGCCTTCCGCAAGCTGAAAACCGCGGACGGTGCATACCTGTGGCAGCCCAGCTTGGCGCTCGGTGTGCCGCCGACCCTGGCCGGCGAGCCGGTCGTCGACATGCCGGGCATGCCGAACGTCGCGGCCGGTAACAACGCCGCGCTCTACGGCGACATGGTCGAGACCTACCAGGTCATCGATCGTACCGGCGTCCGCGTGCTGCGCGACCCCTACACCGCCAAGCCGTTCGTGCTGTTCTACACCACGAAGCGGGTCGGCGGTGGCGTCAAGAACCCGACCGCGATGCGCGCGCTGAAGATCGGCGCCTGAGCCTGACGGGGCCGGCCGGCGGTCGGTCCCGCTCCATGGGAGATACCATCATGACTGCCACCAAGACTACGGTCGACACGACCGACATCAAGCCCACCGACGTCCTCGGCGTTTCCGACACCACGGGCATGACCCAGGACACGCTGACGCCTGCGACCGACGTCGCAGCCAGCGGCGCGTTCATCGAGCCCGAGATCGTGGCGCGGATCGACGTCGATCACCCGGCGGTCGACAACAACCCCCGCAAGGGCCAGCCGGCAATCGCCAATCAGATCGACTTCAACGATCCTCATGCCGAAACGCAGGCCGCGGTCGAGCGCAACCTGAAGGCTCAGGCCTGATTTCCCGGTGCCGGCTTTGGCCGGCGCCGCACTCCCGCGCGTGAGGTGAAGCATGGCGATTCCCGTCACCATCCAGGACGCGCGTCGCCAAGTGAAACTGGCGGAAGACGACAACAGCCAAGATGCCGACCTGGTGCAGTTCATCGCCGACGCGGCTGCCTGGGTGGAGGATTACACCGGCCACATCCTAGCCGCGCGCGACGTGACCGAGACGTTCCGCGGGTTCGGTGCGGTCAGTCTGCGCGCCTGGCCGGTGAAGCCGAATGCCGTTCCCGGTGTCGCCTATGTTGACGCAGCCGGTGCACCCGTCGCGATCGTCGGCGCCCGACTGGACGTCAGCGGTCGTCCGGTCCGCGTCCTGCCACCATCCGGTCCGTTCTACTCATTCCGCGACGCGCAACAGGCGTTCACGGTCACGGTCCGCGCCGGATATGAGGACGCTGGCGCCGTCCCGGGCAACTTTCGCCGCGCAATGCTGATCCTGATCAGCGCGCTCGATTCTGATCGCGAAGGCGGCGATGTTTTCCAGAAGGCAGAGGCGGCGGCGCGGAGGCTGTGCGGCAGCAAGCGGGCGCGCCGGCTGTGACCGTCGGCAAGGGCAAGGCCAGCCGGTACAATCGTCAGATCCAGATCGAGCGACCGGTGACAGACAGCGCTTTCGCTGGTGCGGGCTCCGGAACGTGGGAGGCGGTCGGCAAACCGGTATGGGCCAGCGTCGTCGACGTTTTGCCAAGCCGCGGCGAGCGCTTGGCGAACGGTATCAACGTCGCGTCCCGCCCTGCCCGGGTCCGCATGCGCTACCGTACGGACGTAACCGCAGCGATGCGGTTCGTCATGGGCCCGCGCATCATGCAGATCATCGCCGGCCCAGCAGAGTTCGGCGTCCGCGACGAACTCGAGTTCATGGTCGAGGAATACAGCACGGCGGGTAACCCGGCCTGATGCCTACCGTCCGGGGCGCATCAGGCGTCAAACGCTTCATCGCCAGCCTTCCCGCGCAGTTGGAAGCGAAGGTTTTGCGCGGGGCGGCGAGGGCTGCGGCGAATGTGGTCGCTGACGAGGCGAGATCCCGCTCTATCTCGCCGGACGTCACCGCCGCGATCAAGGTTGCGGTAAAGGCGGAAGACGGTCGGGTGGTTGCCAAGGTCCAGGTGAAGGGCCCTGGCGCTTACATCGCTCCTTGGCTCGAATACGGAACCGAGCCTCATTTCATCAGCGTCGATGATGGTCAGCGCGGCGGGATAAGCGTCAACCGCATCAACAAGAAGTCGAAGGAAGGTGCGCTTGTTATCGGCGGCCAATTCGTTGGCGCGACGGTTCATCACCCGGGCGCTCGCGCTCACCCGTTCCTGCGCGTGTCGCTCGACGTGAAGGAGGCCGAGGCACTGGCGGCAGCGCAGAGCTACATCAGCGCGCGCGTCACCCGTGCCGGGATCACCGGGACTGCTGAGGGAGGTGACGCATGACGGGTGTCGATATCGTCGGCGCGCTGCTGCTAGCCGAGACGGCACTGACCGAGGTCGTTCCGGCAGACCGTATCAAGGCGGCGGTGCTGTCCGACGGCATCGCCCTCCCTGCCCTCCTGGTGCGCACCGTCAGATCGGTTGACCGCCAGCCTCTGAAGCGCGGCGGGTTCGTCCGCGTCACCGACCGGGTCTCGGTCACTGTCAGGGCGGCCAGCTACGAAAGCCAGCGCGCCGTGATCAAGCTGTTCCGAAAGCTCGCGGGGCGAACCGGCAACATCGGTGGCGGACTGCGCGTGTCGATCCTGACCGCTGGCATCGGCCCTGACGTCGGGGGCCCTGCCGCCAGCTTCGAGCAGACCCAAGATTTCCGCGTCACGTTCGACGACCCAACCTGAAGGAGCCGACCATTGTCCGAGACCACATCGAAAACGAAGAAGGCCTTCGTCGTGAAGGATTTCAACGACGCCGGCACCGAGACCAAGTTCGCCGCAAGCATCGATGGCAAGCCGGAGACCTACGCCGATGTCGAGGAGGGCGCATTCGCTAACTACGAGGCTGCTGGCCTCGTGCGCGCGCCCGACGAGGTGAAGCCCACCCCCGCGAAGGGCGGCGGCAAGGCTGACGCTTAACCCGTTCCGCCCGGCTCCGGGTTGAATCCTGCCGGAATCGTCCGGCTCGCCCCAGAAAGGTAAGATTATGACGTCCATGACTGCGGCGGGCTCGACGCTCGCCATCTCTGCTGCGACCCCTGCAACGCTCGACGCGGCCGGCTATGCCGCGCTGACCTACACCGAGGTCGGCGGCGTCGAGAAGATCGGTTCGATCGGTGCGAGCTTCGCGAAGGTCGAGTTCCAGCCGCTGAAAGGCGCCAAGCAGAAGTTCAAGGGTTCGGCCGACTACGGCGCGCTGCAGCCGTCGCTGGCAGTCGATCCCGCGGACGCTGGTCAGACGCTGATGCAGACCGCGGCGGATGACGAGACCCAGAAGCTCTATTCGTTCAAGGTAACGTACCAGGACGGCGCGAAGCGCTATTTCCAGGGGCGCAATTTCGGCTCGCCCGAAACCACCGACGGCACCGACACGATGCTGATGGCCGCGCCGACCGTCGAGATCTGCACGAAGATCGTCAAGGTCCCCTGACCTCGAGATACCGGCGCCCGCGACGCCGGACTCCCTCCGCATCGGCCTGCCTCGCTATCGCGGGTGCGGGGCGGGTCGGTGCGCCATCCTCCCGCGAAGGACACACCCCATGAAGATCATGCTTCTCGCTGCCGCCTCGACCGCCTTCCTGCATCTGAAGTCGCCCGACGGCACCTATCTCTACGACCAGGGCGAGAAGGTCGGCATCGACCTCTACGGCCCGGGTTCGACCCAGTATTCCGAGATCGAGGAACGCCAGTCGGCGCGCGCGATCAAGCGCATGCAGGACAACGACAACAAGATCAGCCTCGCGCCGATCGCCGAACGCCGCAGCGAAGCGGCTGCGGATCTCGCCGCGCTGACCGCCGGCTTCCACCACATCGAGCATGATGTCGACGGCGTCCCCGTCACCGGCACGGATCTCGTCGTCGCCGTCTATTCCGATCCCAAGCTCGGCTGGATCAAGGAACAGGTGGCGAAATTCGTGGGCGACTGGGGAAAGTTCACGCCCGTTTCCGCGACGAGCTGACCCTCTATGTCCGGCAAATGGCGTGGCTGCATGCCACGCCAAAGCCGGACCCGC